ACGCCCTTGTCCTTGAGCACGGCTCGCCAGTCGACGTGGGGCGGCAGGTAGGCGTGGGGCGGCGTCTTGGGTGGCTGCCAGTACCTGAGCTCCTTGCCGGCCTTGAGGTCAGGCACGGGCTCCGAGAACCTGAGCCGGTAGTAGTCGATCGCCTGACCCTTCGTGTTGAAGTATGGCAGCTGATAGGCCGCGGTGGCGTACTTGCCTGTGAGCTTCTTCACGGCCTCGGGGCTGAGCTCGCGCACTCGCATGAGCTTGTGATCCGTTCTGGTGAGACCGGAACGGGCCAGGTCGGCAAGCGCCTCCATACGCGCTCGTCAGGCAGCAGCGTTGTCGAGAGATGCCGCTGCAACTTTTTTGACACGAAGTCGACGAGTCTTCTTTTTCTTCTTCTCTGACATGAGGTCGTTGACCAGCTGCCGGTCGCTCTTTATGGAGGCGGCCACCTTGATCGCTCGAACCAGTTGCATCAGCTCCATCTTGCCCACGCCGTCGGCCGCTACCCGCATGGCGGCCCGCATCGCCTGGGACCTTGGCAGCCTCGGCTCGCCGGTAATAGAGAGCAGGTCGGTGACCTGGCCAGCGAGCTCAGTGAGCCTCTTGTCCTCCCGCAGCTTCGGGCTCGACTCGACCAGGATGACGAACTCAGCGAGCAGCTTGAGGCCCAGAGCGGTCATGGTGTGCGGCTTCATAGCGGTACTTTTCTCCCAAGGTTTCATCCTAGAACCGACAGAAAAGCGAGCGGCGGACTATATACCTCGACGGGTTTTGAAGTAAATCCCCCACGAAAGCCTTATATTTAGGCCTTATGATCGCCGCGTCGATTAAATTAAACTTTTAGTATTTCTCACTGGAGTCACCGAGGGTCGCCGAAGGCCGGTTGTGGGTTGTGGTTGCGGGATCCCCGTCTATAAACTATATATTTGGGTGCGGAGGTTTTTCTTTTTACCTCTCTATATAGGCTTACTCCCTATCCCACAACTCACAACTAGAAGACCTAAAAGGGCATAAAGTGAAGCACTTGACGAGTTGTGGGATCCTTTTTAACCCACAACCCGATCCTACAACCGGTGGCAGTAAAAGCCTTCATTTATACCGCTTTCGTCGCCCTTCCGGCATCCCACAACCCGCTTGAAGTCCTCTCATGGTATAAGATTGGCCCCTGGGCGGCGCCGCGCGACCTCCCCTTGGCGAAGGAGGGTGTGTTGACGAGAGCGAAGGTGAAGCGCAAGAACGCACGAGAGCGGATCACACTCCGCACGATGCGGGCGATGAGGGTGCCAAAAGGTGCACATCGGGTGCCGAGCACATGTGCTCTGCCTGATCATCCCATGTCGACCTCACAGGCGGCGATCACCTCAGTGTTGCTGCCCTCTGCGGCTCCTGCGTTAGACCTCAACACTTGGCCCAATGTGAAGCGTGGCACGTGGCATCCGTCGCTTGCGCCGATGGCCTACAAGTTGTTGCTGCTTGGCCTCACTGAGGAAGAGGTAGCGGCGCACTTCGGCATTGGAGCGAACACGTTTGCGGCTTGGAAGGTCAAGCATCCGCAGTTCAGGACTGCGGTCGTCATGGCGGGCGATCCGGCTGACACCGACGTGGTGGTGAAGCTGCGCGAGTGCGCGATGGGCTATACACATCCCGAGGAGAAGGTGTTCTGCACCAAGGATGGCGACATTGTCACTTATCAGACGCTCAAGCACTACCCGCCGAACCCGATCGCGGCGATGATGTATCTCTCCAACCGTCAGCGCTCCAGGTGGAAGAACGCCACGTCGCTGGATCACACCTCGAGCGACGGCTCGTTCAACATGTTTGTGGCGGCGATGCGGGCTCGCGACCAGACGCTCGAGGCCGAGTTCCGGGCGCTGCCGGACGACTCAGGCGTCGACGCTGACCCGCCCGCCGCTGACGGGCCGGTGAGGCGCGAGTGACTACCAGGCGCGAGGTGCGGGTGCGTCAGCTGATGGTGTGGCTGCGCACGGCGGACCTCTCGCCGGCTAATCGCTTGCAGCACACCACTGACCTCGAGGAGCTGCTGCGGGAGCGCGACCTGCTGGTGCGTCTCAGTCGCGCGGCGCGCCGTCTCGACGCGGCGCTGGCGGAGTTCGGCACCAATCCGGCCTACGTCAGCGACCTGGCAGAGGCGCTCCATGGTGTGTTGATTGAGATTCCCCTGGTTGATCAACAAGAGGGAGAGACACCGTGACGTTGTCGCCTGGCGTCGAGGCGCTCCTCGAGCTGGGAGTCGGCGAGGAGCAGCTGCCCGAGCTGCGCCCCGAGCCGCGGGAGAACCGTGCCCGTCGCCAGGCCGAGCGCCTGGCGAGCCGCTTCCTCGAGCGCTACCGCTTTGAGCCGACGCGCTTTGGTGAGGAGGTCCTCAGGGTCAGCTACGATCCCTGGCAGCGCGAGGCCAACGAGGCGATCGCCGACTACGTGAGGTGGCAGTACCAGCGGCCGCTCACCCTCCAGACGCCGGGGCACGTCAAGAACTGGTTCACGGTGAGGAGCATGCACGGGCCGGGCAAGACCTTCTGGTGCGCCAGCCTGGTGCTGTGGTTCGGCTCGGTGTTCCCAGGGGCGCGCGTGCCGTGCGTGGCGCCGAAGCTGGACCAGCTGAAGACGCGCCTGTGGCTCGAGATGAAGAAGATCAGGGCCGGGGCAACGGAGGACTTCCAGCGGATGACAGAGGACATCGGTTCGATCCACCTCAGGTGGTTCGGCGACGACACTTGGACGGCGTTCGGTCAGACGGCGACCCACGCCGAGAACCTGTCGGGACTTCACAACGACCGCATGTTGGTGGTGGTCGACGAGGCGACGGGCGTCGCCGAGGGCCTCTTTCCCACGATCGAGGGCGCACTCAGCACTGGCAAGATCATCATCTTCGTGATGATCAGCAACCCGTCGAAGAACGTCGGCACGTTCGCGAAGTCGTGGCTCAAGCCGATCGTGGCGCGCAACTACTGGCCGATCGCGGTGACGCTCGACAAGGCGCCCAGGGTGAGCCGTACCTGGGTCGCGATGATGGTGGCCAAGTACGGCGAGCACTCGCCGATCGTCAGGATCAGGTGCTACGGCGAGTTCGCCGACGACTCGCCGTTGCAGCTCATCAGCACTGAGTGGCTGGCGACGGCGCTCGAGCGCGAGTGCCCGGACCTCTCAGGAGAGAGCACCAGGCTCAGGGTCTCGGGCGACATCGCCGACGGCGGCGATGACGAGACGGTCATCACCGGAGCCCGTGAGCACTCGATGGGGCGCACAGTGCTCAGGATCACGCGTCACTCCTTCCCGGCGTCGCTGGCGCCGATCGCCGCGGCGGACGAGATGGAGGTGCGCTTCGAGCAGCTGATCGACGAGATGGTGGTCGATGGCCTGGGCGTCGGCGCCGGTACGGCCGGCACGCTGATGCGCCGCGGGCATCGGGTCGTCGTGCACAAGGGCGGTGAGCAGGCCTCGGACCCCAAGAGGTGGCGCAACCGCCGCGTCCAGAACTACATGGCGCTGCGCGACGCCTACCGCGACGGCCGCGTGTGGTTCGACGAGGCGTGCTTCGCCGACGACCTCGACCGCGAGGAGCTGCTGGCGCAGCTGGCCAGCGTGCAGATGAACCCCAGCACCGACCGCGTCGACGACCTGGTGACCCGGGAGCAGATGAAGGCCCAGGGCCTGAAGTCGCCCGACTTCGGCGACTCGCTCTCGATGCAGTACACCACGGCCCAGACCGCGGGCCAGGGGCTCTTCGACCACGTGCGGCACGCGGCCGAGGCGATCGAGGAGGCGCGGAGGAAGGCCAATGGCCACAACGGCGGTGTGGCGCTGATGGGGCAAAGCACGTGAACAAGCAACACGCACAGCAGACGGCGCTGCGGCGCTGTGCGGCCTGCGGGAACTACCACGCAAGGTCGAAGTGTCCACTGTGCGGCTCGGCGCTGGTGCGCGAAGAGACGGCCGTTGTGCCGGTGGCCGCCGTGCCGCTGCGGGCACAGGGCGACGGTTGTTACTGGACCGCTCCTCATGACTGACGCCCACGACTTCGCGCAGCTGCTGACGACCAGTGGCTACTCCTTTGGCCTCACGCACGCGAGTGTCGCCGCGGGGCTGCGCAGGTTGGCCGACGACGTCGAGGCCGGGCGCTTCGCGGTCCAGGAGGTCAGGTTCGAGCAGGACGCCAAGGCGGAGGACTTTACCATCTCGACCTGGCGGCTGAGGATGCAGATCGCCGAGCGGAAGGAGTGAGCATGCGCCTCGATAGCTCAACGGCAGAGCGGCCCGGCTGTGAGAGTCGGGAGGGTTCCGGGTTCGAGCCCCGGTCGGGGCGCCACTCATGAGCAGAGCCAAGCGGCCGGTGCTGCGCTTCATCGAGGGCGGCCGGCGCGAGGAGGAGCCCGCGGGGCTCCTGGTCGCGTGCCACTGCTCAGGTCTGCTGTACGAGGTCATCAACGGCGGTGAGGTCCGCTGCGCCAGGTGCCGCTGTCCGCTGCCCGTCAAGTGGCAGTGGCAGCAGCGGGAAGACGAGGGGGAGAGCGCGTGAGTGGACGCGGATCACCCCATCGGCGACACGGGTCGGCTCGCCAAGCTCGCTCCGACCTTGGCTCGACTGCCCAGGTGGACACGCAACATGACGGATCGGCAGCTGAGGTGGTTGGGACGGCTGGCGTGGACCGGAGTGACGCTGCTCTTCCTCGGCGCCGGCGGG